ACGAAGCCCGGGTTGCTGATAGTGTCGTCGTGCAGGGCCCCGGGGATCGAGGAGTCGTTGAACACCGTGGTGTCGGCGGCGCTATCGAGCAGGTCAGTGGTGTCATTCAGCCTCACCACGCCCCGGATCTCGGCGTTGCCCGCGCTGGTCGGCGAATTTATATTAGCCTTGTACCAGACGAAGTAGAGACCGGTCTCCTTGATCTGGATGCGGTCGGTGTTGATGTCGTCGTGCTCCAGGACCGCGGGATTGTTCTCCAGGTCCGTAAGATCGAACGGAACGTCCGTGAAGGCCGTGGTAATCGTGAACTGTGTGGATCGCCTGACCTGGACGGTATCCAGATCCTCTTCTACCTGGGCCACGAACTCCAGGGCGGTCTCGCCTGAGTTGACCCTGACCCTCTTGAGGGCTTGGCTGGCAAAGGTCGACGGCGTGTCCGTCAGGCCCAGGAACGTGGTAGATCCACCTCCGGCCCCACTGACGGAGATGGTCAGGCTAAACTTCTGGCCGGTGTTGGGGTTCCCGAACGACTCGATCTGGCTGATGTCGATCTCAGCATACGTGCCCTGGTCGGTGTTGGCGCTGACCCTGATGAAGAACGAGCCATTCGCCCGCTCGAAGAACATCAGATCATTCGAGCCTACCGCTTGAATGATAGCCGTCAGGTCGTCGCCGCTGTCGTTTGTGTAGTCGATGAAGAGCTTGGTGGCGCTCTCGATGGCGGCGTTGTTGAGCTTGAAGTTTCTATCGCTGGGAGGAGCCGTGATCCCCGACTGGAATGTCCACTGCCCCAGCCCGACCTGGATGGGGGTCACATCCATCTCATCCCAGTCCGTGTCCGCGAGCCCCGTCTTGCGGTATATCTGACCCGTATCATTCCGCAGAAACATTGACCCGCGCTCCGCACCGAAACCGGCAACGGACGGGTCAAAGTTATCCTGGAATACGCCAGCCCCGCCGTCGAAGATGATCCCCCCGTCGACTTCGTGGGCTCGGTCAAGGTCAGCCATCAGGGGCCCCCTAGAACTTTATGACTTCGCGAATCGCCTTGAAGTCTGAGGCTGTGGAAGCTGCTACCCGCAAGCGCATGACTTGAGAGCCACCAGCACCACTCAAATCTACATCGTAAGTGGTGCCCAGGGGCGTCCCCAGCTTCAGCTTGCTGGTTGTGTTGAAGTCGGTATTGGCCGCGTCCGCGCCGCCACCTACCAGGTGACCATCATGGGTCGCATGGATCTCCACCACCCGTTTCTTGGGGGCATCGCCGACCAGGTTGCCCTGGGCATAAACGAACCACTTGACAGACGCCACCAGGTCCACATTCACCGAATCCAAGGTCACGACACCCGTGACGTTGTTGGCCGTGGACACGGTCCTGGCATCCGCCAGCTTAGCCGTGTTGGCATCGGTGTCGGTCCTGTTGAGCCCAGCCTCAGCATCCAGATCCCCGATGGCCGTCTCCAGACTATCGGTATCCGTGACGAAGTTGTTACTGGAATAGATCGGGGTCTCCGAACCCGCCGCGCCCTTGCCGATGAACGCCCGAATGAAGGCCAGCTCGGTCTGGTCGCCTGCGCCAGTCTGTACCCAGTCAGTGCCATCGAAGAACCACTGGGTGTCGGCGTTGATCGACCCTTCCTGGACCCACAGGGCGTCCCCGTCGCTCGCCAGGTTCGTGTCCTCGACCAGCGTTGCCCCGGCTCCTGGGGTGCCGTTGACGATGAATACGTTTTTGTTCTCGCCCGTGATGGCTGTGAACAGGATGCGATTAGTGTCGACTACCGTCACGCCATCGAAGGTTCCCGCGCCGTTAAGCTGGGCCTCGGCCGCCGCCAGGTTGGCGAATACCGTGTCATCTTTCGCCCGGGCCGGATCGCGCCAGGTTCGACCAGCAATGGCGTCGTTGACGAAATCTTCAGTGGCCTGCCTGCGCCAGTTGGCGACACCCGCGCCCGCCGTGCGCTTCTGCCACAGCGTGCCATCGTCTTCGAGGTAGAGTGACCCTATCGGCTCATCGACCGTCGGATCACCAGTACCAGACGTGAAGGTTCGCAGACTATCAATCTGGAACCCTTTTTCTACGTCAAAAAAGCTCTGAGCCATTGTCCTGTTCCCCCTAGTGCCTCTTCTGCATGAACTTACGCAGGGTCATGACCCTCGCGTCGTGACTACTACAGCAGGAGTTCTCATATTCGAGCGACCACTCTCGCTCACTGCGTTCTGACTCCAGCGTGAACACGTTGTCGTCATCGCAGTCGACCATCCTGCCTCCACTCTCCACTATGTAAGCCGCCAGCCCCAGGCCTTTTACCTTTATCATCATGGCGACACGTTCATCCTCAGCACCGAGATGTCGACGCTGAACAATTCGTTATTCGTTAGCCTCAACCTCATCCGACCCCCCGACACATCCACGACCGTGGTTATATTCAGCGGCCCACCGGCTGCCGGTTGCCGCACCTTCCCGAACACCGAATGGCTGGCCGCGGACCCGTCATTGACAGCGTTCACAATCCAGACCTGACTCTTCGGTATCGACGTGGCATGTACACATACCAGCCACTCCACGCATCTCTCAAGCACATCCACATCGTCAATAGTCGCTGTGGTCGACGCTGCCAAGGCCCCGAAGTCGATCTCCACAGCCCCGCCAGACACTCCCGGGGGTCCCTGTATCCCGACTTCGATGATCTCCACTTCCGCTGATGGGACCTCGACTATCGTCTGCGGATCATCGACTAAGATCTCCGTCAACGGATCGAGGACCACTACCTCGGTAGCGCTGTCCTGCAATAGGATCTCGGTCACGTTCGCCATCAGGTGGTCTTCTCTGTCTTCAGTCTTGCGTTCCCCTCCACCAGACGCCTCACTTCCTCAGTAAGTACACCCGGCACCAGCTCCAGGTCATAGCAGGTGTTCTCGAACTCGTCCGGGTTCAAGGCCGCGGTATCCGAGGCGTCCACCAGCAGCCTGATCGTCCCGGCCGCACCCCCGAGAATGATCCGGCCATTACCAGTCGTCAGCGTAAGCACCAGGACCTCGGTCGTCTCGCCCTGGTCGAAGACCACCTTCATACGGGCACTGAACCCCGTCAGGTCGATGGGCGTCTGTGGCGGAGCCTTCTCGCGCCAGGTCAGCGTCACATCGAACACCGCCCCCTGCTCGAAGCAGATGTCCAGCGCCGCAGCTCGGCACCCTACCTCTGGAGTCTTTGCCATCTTCCGTCCCCTCTAGGGAGTTTTCTTGCCGGTCTTGCCCTTCTGCCTGGCCTTCTCATAAAAATGCGGATCGCACTCGTCGAGAAGCTCTCCGTCGACGGTCCAATACTGAACGATGGCCCTCACAGGGTCCTCGTCCGTCCCCGCGCCGCGGGTCATATTGGTAGTGCGAATCACCTGCATACCTACCACATCCTTCAGAGTCTCTCGTATACCCATCGCTATCTCCTCTCAGTTGATTGAAAAATTACGCTGTAATCAGCCCTAATGTCACCAAGGCTGCATGAATTCCGGCCGCTGTGACTGCTACCCCTATGGGTCGTGCCGCTGGAGTAGTAGCAAAGAAGCCGATGCCGGTGGAATCGACCACGATGCGTGCGTTGCCACCTGAAACCATGCTGACGCCACCGCTGCCATCACCACCTATACCACTTGAGGTTAGTGAACTATGCGGATTGAACACCGGACCAATTAGGGTTGCCCCGTTATTCCGTATTGACGGTCCTCCGCTAGTTGCCGCCGCCATCGTCTGCGCGAAGATCGTAAGGGAAGTCCCCCACTGCATCTTCGATGAGCCGTTGACGATTGCATTCAGGCTCGTATTCAGCACACCGCCCAAGCCGGTATCTATGTCCGCCCCGTTTACCAATACCGTCGGGTTGATAGTCGAGGGAATCTCATTCAAAAGCGATGCCCCCGACACCGTGTTGATATTCGCCAGCGACAGATGGCCCGCCGAGTTGAAACGGAAGACCTCCGCGCCATTGTGAATCATGGCCGCGAATGACCCGGTGGAATTGGTGCCTAATCCGGTGTTATTGACTCGGTTCGGCCTGAACACCGCTGTAGTAACTGGCGAGATGTTAAGCATCGCCGGTCCTGTGGCTATCTCGGCCTTTAAGCCATCAGTGTCAATGAAAAGTTCCCGCGTCCCATTCCCAGGGTGAAACCCGATCACGCCTGCGCCCTTGCTGGCGAGGTACGTGTCAATGTCGGTGTCTGGGCCTTGCGCGATCATGCGCCCAGGCAGTCCTGTCACCGCGCTTGAGAATGTGTAGCTGTTGACACCACTACCCACGCCCGCCAACCGCAGGCATTGCGTACCGCCTGAAATCAACGCCAGGCTGTTACCGCTGCCACTACCGATGCCCTTGGTCAGATCCCCCCTGGTAGGGCAAAGGCTGGGAACAGTCGCGCTTGAAAGCACATTCAGGATAGCGGGACCAGCCGCATTGACCGCCCTCAGCTCGGGCCCGGCGATCCTGAAATCAGGCGAGAACGCCATCGCGGTCCCCCCGGCATTCACTGCCGGGATGGCTTCCGCCACGAAAGATCCGGGCGTATCAGTCAGTTGAAGATAGCTGGTCGTGTGCGGACCAGGGGCCCCCGGCAGAGAATGAGGGAACTGCTGGATTCGGGTTGCCATATTAGCCCCCGCCACCCGCGCCATGCGCGACGTTACCGAACTGTGCAGAGGCCACTGCGTTCTGGGCTCCTGTCCTCACCAGCTTCACGAAGTTATAGGGCTGCAGGAATTCCACCAGGAACTCGGTGTCCACGGCCCCATCCAGGATGGCGAATGACTTGAACGCAAGATCGTTCAGGGTCTTGACCTGCACGTCAATCGTGGTGCCTGTCAACAGATTCTCGACCTCGATTAAGGTCGGTCGCCGCATGACGCGCGACTCGTTTGCCCCGCCAGCCCCCTGGACCACACCCTTCCCCAGGTTATCGCCCGGGTCATATACGACGACAGCCGGGCTAGACGGCTGAGTATCAAGTTGTACTTGCCCCATGGTGGCTCCTCCAGCTCAAATTATTGTTAGCTTAACCTTTGCAGACTACAACGTACTAGCCTGCGCATCCACACGTGTGGACGTAATTCTCTACCTGCCCACTCTAAAATGGGCCTCAACCCTGGGCTGCCTCAGGCTGTGGGCGTATATTGCCAGTTCGTCAATCAGCCCCGAATAGGGTGATGCTGCACTCTGAGCGTTCCGCCCGATAGCTGCGGTCGTCATTGCCGCCCCGCTGAAAGTCTCCGCACTCGCCGCCGAGTTGTCTAATGCCCCATCCAAATACATATTCTGATTCACCCCCTCCTCGACATAGGCCAGATGACTGACCTCCCCCACCGCCAAGGCCGTCGCAGTTTCAAGGAAACTTCCACCAGAGGTCGGGTCTTTATCAAATCTAACCAGACCCCCGACTCGAAGGGTGAGACTAAGATTTGAGTTATTGCCAGCGCTTCGATGATTGTAGATATTCGCCAGGGTGATCGCGTTCGGTTTAAGCCAGGCTTCGACGCCAAAGTTGCTGAAGTCTCCTGTCCCGATAGGCACTGCGGGCAGGACCACTCCATCATTGATCCCATCAAAGCTGACAGACTTACCAGTAAGGTCCACAAGCGCATTGATAAGCGATGCCTGATCCAGTGTCGGCCCGCTCGTATAAGTAGCGTCGAAGACCCCCGTCTCATCAAAGGCGGTAACCCCCGTACCCTCATCCAGTTTGAAGTGAGCCACCGGGCCGTCAGCGCCCACGGTCGCCCCATACTGAGTCGTGGCCACCCCGGCCAAGAACTGAGCGCGCACCCTGTCCGCCGACAACGCCACGGGGTACACCGCCACCTCATCGAACGTACCGGGGACCCCCAGAATAAAGGACGCCCTCAGCAGCCCGGCGATTGCAAACCTATCCATGGCCCCGATGTTCAGGGTAGTCGCGAAGCTGGCTACTTCGAGACCATCAAAATAGAGACGCATGTCAGAGCCGTCATAGGTCACTGCGTAGTGGTGAGAGTTCCCGTCTCGGTGGGCTCCCCCTGTGTTGAAATCGGCAAATTCAAGAGTTCCCCCTGTGCTACGGCGGGTGATCTCAATCGCGTTTGTATCCAATACCGGAGCCGGGGTGTGCCGTTGATTGAGCTGAATCGTAAACAACCCACTCCCGCCAAGCGAATCCCCAGGCGCAACAGGAACAATCCCCTGAACACTGCTGACCGTTGAGAGCCAGAATGAAATCGACACTGTGCTGACCCCATCGAATACGGACGCCACTCCATTAGCTGTGACATGCTCGACCGAGCCATCAAAAGTGACAGCCTTACCCAGCTCACGCTCATCGCCTATACCCCCGCCGCCAGGGATCAGAGAGGCCGCTCCCAATATGGGAGCACTAACATAGGTGCCTGCATTGGCCCCCTGCTGGTCTACCGCCACAGTGCCGGAAGGATCATCAAGCCGCCAGTAAGAGGTAGGGACATCGTCGAGCACCACATCCTTGAACCGACCTGCGCTACCTACCAGGAAGATCATCTCTGCCTGGTCAGCGGTCAACTCCAACTCCCGGAACACGGCCACGTCCATGATGTTCCCCTTCATAAAATTATCGTTCAACGTCCCCGGCCGCCTGCCAATAGAGAACATTCCATTCGCGCCCCCGGCATAGTTGCGGGCCCCAGCATCAGAGGCATCCAGACTCCCGTTGATATATATCCTGCGGCGCTGACTCGGGGCATCGTGCGTGAAGATCGCGCAATAGATTCTCTCCTCCACAAGCGTCTCGGTCCCCGTCAATCCTGACGGGACATCACTACCCGTCGCCATGAGAAGTTTGCCAGTAGCATCTATTGCAGTACCGACATTCGAATTCGACCCCGCCGATTGCCGCTGGTCATACAGCGCCATCGCCGTACCAATAGCGGTCGCTGACATCCTGAACCACACCGCGACCGACCACGTCGCGTTCGTCGCCGTGCCCAAGGGGGTCAACCCCACTCCATTCACAATCTGATTGCCCGAGTCCCTATCGAACAGGGCCCCCTTGAACCCTCTAAGCCCCAGCAAGGCAAGATCGCCGAGCGTCGGGCCATTGGCATAGAGCCCAGGAAACTCGTCTCCTGAGCCCAGACCTTCGCTAAAGGCCGCCGTCCCGGTGGCCTCATCAAGTACCCAGTGCGTCATCCTGTCAGGGCTCGCGTCTTCGCGGGCTAGTTCCTGGAGCATCACAGAGTAGGCATCATTGTGCCGGAACGGGGGGTTGACAGCGGTCGCCGCGGCATCCCCGATCAACGTACCATCAGCACCAGTCGCAGTCAGATCAAGGACATTGCCCTCAAATCGGTAATACCCGACCAGGTTAGTCGTACCTGGGGCAACCTGCCGGAACCTGTTATCCCGGATCTCCTGCAAGGTGCGAATGCGGTTCCAGATCCTGACCTCATCAATCTCACCATTAAAAAAGTTCCCAGGCACAGGATCAGACCCCACCCTGAACAGAGTGGCGTTGTTGAAGTTCGCCCCGATCATCGAGGCATTGACAGCGGTCCCTATCAGGCCCCCGTCAGCATAACTGCGTAAGGTGCCGGTACTTGAATCCCAGGTGAACACATGGTGATGCCAGAGCCCATTGTTGAACCCTGACCCAGCCGTAATCCGGACAAAGTTTCCACCCCCATCATCAAGAAACGGATCAGACCCCCCTGCCCCCAGGATCACCCAGGTCACGCCATTCTGAGTCCCAGCACCCCCCGAGGGCCGCTTATTCGCTATAACCTTGTTGACAGCCGCTGTAGACCGTGCCCAAGCCTCCCACGTAAAGTCTGACGTGCCGGGATCATGGTTATCCCCAAAGGACACCGCATCCCCAGTCCCGTCCAGGGTCAGGCACTGCGCATTGAGCACCTCGGCGGCCCCCAACCCGGCCGCCTTACTCGTGACAACAGCCTTGAAAGCCCCCAAAGGCATTAGACACTGGCCCCCGCGAAGTAGCCGAGATAACTGGTGCCACCATCGACAGTCTGGAGCGAGAATACCGCCACCTCGCCTATGCCCAGAGGGAAGGTCGGAGCCACCCCGCCTGTGCCGATCCAGGTGATCGTGTCGGCGAAGGCCGTAGTTCGGCCACCCACACCATTCTGCCGCAGGATGACCTGCATCACCCCCGAGAAGGGAGAGGCTGGCGGGTTGATCAGGGTCAGCGTCGTGTTCTGGGTCAGCGTGATGTCCGCGATGTTGCCAAGCTCAAAGTCCACATTCTGGGCCGCGCCCACCGGGTTGATCGTGTTGACGGTCTCCGAATAGTCCTCGATCTGAACCCGGCGCAAGATATGGTCCACAGCGTCCAGGATGTCCGACCCGTCCAGGAGCCAGCCGGAGTCAGCAGTCAACCCCCCAAGGGCATCCGCCCATCGCACCAGGGCGTTGATCGTGGAGGTAGCAGGGCCCAGGATGTCCCCGGCACCCGCGGGCGTGGCGAATTCCAGGGCCGTCTGCCCGGCATTGACCCGGACAAACTGCAGGGCCGCCCCCGCAAAGGACCCAGGGGTATCAGTCAGCCCCAGAAACGTGTCGATCACAGAGCTGAAAATCACCCACACGCCGCCCACAAACTCGTATAGCTGGGTCTCGTCCTGGACGTGCGCAATCCACCCGGTGCTCGGGGTAAAGAACTCCCACGCCCCAGACCGGAACCGGGCAATGTCGCCGATGGTGCCGGGGGACCACAGACCGCCGACACCAGCGATGATATACCGCTCGCCCTCGACACCTGCCGGGGCCGTCACCAGGTCCTTGTCGATCACACTAAGCTGAGCGACCGCATCCAGTAGGATCATGGTCGCGTCGATGTCGCCCTTCCAGGCTCCCTCGCCTTGGTTGAACCCGAAGGCTAAGCCCAGATTTGGGCCAAATTGTGCAGGCATCTCCTAATCCTCACTTTCAAAGTGATACTTTTTCTCGATCTTCGGATACGGTTCCGGCACCTGTGGATAACAGCGACAGGCGTATCAGTAGGATCATACCAGACGTGAGGCGGTAAGCCTTCCATTATGGTGATCCTCCCCAGAAATCCCCCCAAGCATACCCCCAGCCGGATCTCGTAACTCGACGATCCTGGAACTGGTGACTTATCAGGCCTCCACCCGTGAACCGCGAGTCTAGCTCCAGGCCCAGAGTCTCGTTCAGCACCACGTCAGGGCACACCCAAACCGGAGAGGCCAGGGCCCCGTCAAGGCCAGTAGCCGTCTCGTCTGTCAACACCCCCCCAGTGCCATCAGAGAACTCGTAGAGCAACACCAGCCCGGTCTCATTGCCCACCAGGTTGGCGTTTTGATTCGCGAGGATCTCGGCCGTGGTCCTGGCCGCATTCCACTGTCTATATTCGAACACCAAGACCTCTGTCTGTAAGAGGAGGCCGAAGCTCGTGTTATTCCCGTCATGGAATCGGGTGCGGTTGAAGCTCCCGATCCGGAGGCTGGTCGTGGTGTCCCCCGAAGCATGGGCTGGCAACGTGTCCATGAACAGGCCCGTCCTCTCGTCAACCAGGATGCCATTGATATACAGCCTGATCCTGTTGTTGAGCTTGTCGAAGACGAACGCAAAATTGTACTTGGTGTCTGCCAGGATGGCCACCGGATTCGTGAACTCTGAGAACACCGTGACAGCCCCATCAGACCACACCCCAGCCCGCAGGCTCCCGGCATCTATGTACATGATGATGCCGTTCAGTTCGTTGCCCTGTTCGTAGATCACCTGCCTCGTCGTGATGTTCGAGGCCGTGCGCATCTTCACCTCGATAGTCTTCTCATCGTAGCCAGCACCGGCACTATTGATCGCCGCATCGTCGACGGTGTTGACCACGTTCGTCCCACTCCACGCCAGGGCGATGTTGTTTATCACGTCCACCCCGATCCCACTGTCCGCGGCCTCCACCAGGCACTCGTAGTCAAACGCCGTGGTGGCCGAGCCCGGGCTGAAGTCTTCGGTCCTGATCAGGAAGTCCCCCTCATCACGGATGCGGAGCTGGTAATCCACCAGGGCCTCGGGCCCTATCTGGGTAGGATCTCCCTGGTCCACATTGAAGAGGGAAAAAATACGATCCCTATGTGCCCACGTCAGATTCAGCTCGGCATTCGCCGCCTCGGTGAGCCCATCAGTGGCCACCGGGAATATCTCCCCCTCGATCAGGAAGTTGCCAGGCGGGTACGGCCTCTGAGTTCGAGACGTGAACGTGTGAAGGTTGACCGAGGCCGCCGCCTCCTCCAGAGTCCCGGCCAATGTCTTAATCAGGTACTTAGCCTCGATGGACTGGGTGTCCCCGTACTCAGTTGTCTCAGACGTTCCCATGCCAAAGAACACGAACCAGATCCGGGTCCCTATCGGGTGAGTCTTGGGCGTCGTGTCCATCAGCCCCCGATGGACCCTATTGAAAAGGATCGTCGTGCCGCTCAGGCTGACCTCTACCTCCTCAAACGCGAGTATCTCCCCAGACTGCGCGTCGATGTCCCCCATAAACGCCAGGTTGAAATTGTTTTGTAGCACCTCCGTGATGTTGGCTTCTGTTAGAAAGCTCATACGCGAGTCTGGGGTGACCTCCAGCGTGTTACTAAGATCAAGGTGCCCAGTGGCCGGGGTGGCCGCGTACTCGGCTGTGAGCGTGCCTGTGGGCGTCAGGGCGTCTGTTTCGCCCGTAGTAATGAACCCATCAGGCGGGTCCCTGGTCAGGACCGCATAGCCGAACACGTCAGGGGTGGGCTCCCCGGCTACCGTCGCCAGCATATTGGACTCCTCACTGAGGAACCCGAAGTCTGCGAACTCCTGGCGGACCAGATGGAACGGGGCAGAGAACGCATCTTGAAATGGAGCATCCACCGGGGGATTGACGGGCTCCGCCCAGTCAGTCGCCTGAGGCTTCCCCCATATCGTATTGCCCAGCTTGAATATGTCCTCGATGGCGTCGATCTCGATGAACCCCTGGTCCAGGGTCCCATACTTCACCCCGTTGACCCGCATCACCAGGTCGAGGATACCCAGCGGGGCCCACGTGAACTTGAAGGCGTCTCCGGGACGTAAATCGAAGGCCTCCCGGTTGGCCTTCAGCGTAGCCCTGGCCAGGGGGAAGGATGTCGTGCGCAGCTCGCGGAACGCCACATCGGCTGCGATAAGGGAATCATTGATACCCGGGTATTGGAACGTGGCACTGACAAAGTTCTCGCCCTGCACATTGAAGTTGGCCAGCTCATGCGCCTGTGCGTCCTGGGGCTTAAAATTCTCCCCAGTGAAGACGACTTTGATCTCGTTCGTTGTCTCGTCTAGCGTCGGACGTGAAAACTGCCGCATCTCGCTCACATTGCTCTGGTCCAGTGTCGGGAGCAGATTAGGATCGAAGTCATCACGAATCAGCTTCAGCGTGAACAGACCAGTCACCAGATCATTGAACAGCACGGAATCAATCTGCCTCACGACCTCCAGAAGCATATCCTCTATGGTCTTCTTTTGATCCCATTGCAGGCTAACGCCGAAGCCCTCGGTAGCCAGCGTGACCGCCGCCGCCAGGAAGCTGGGCTTGTCTATCAGGGCCTCTGCTATGCCAGCGCCCCACGTATGCTCGACCAGAAGCTCGAAGATAACCTCGGCGGGGTTGGCGTCATCCCTGCCAAAGTCGTTGACGATGATCGGGGTAGCCGAGCCCAGGCTTGTCGGGATACGCGTCACCTCGAAGAACCACGGCTCTACAAACTCGTCATTCCCTATCTCGAATCCCGCGGCTGTGCCATTATCGAAAAAAGCAAAGATGCCCTCACCACCACTATCAAATTCGAAAGTAGGGCCAGTCGCAAACGCGGTACACACACGCCGGAACCCGGGGACCGGAGGCTTGGCGATCTTGGCTGCAAGCTCCGCGTCCACTGCATCCGTCTCGTTCCCCGCATGCACTATGACCGTGCCCCCTACACCGCCGCCTCTATCCTCCCCGCCAAAAAATCCAGGGTTGGATACCGCCAGTGTGGTCCCCTCAGCCGCTACAGTAGCCGTCTTCGATATTATAATTCGATCTTGAATCCCGATGGCAATGGCGTCAATGGGCCCATGGCATATCCCGAAGTGCATGTCGATGAAGTACCGATGGCCCTTGATCACTTTCTTGGTCTTCGACTGGAACATCTTCTTGTATTTGATAATCTCGATGATCGGCACCGTCGCCAGGTTGCCGTACCACAGCAGATTCGGACCTGGGATCTTGGCCGTCCCCCAGACCACAGGAATAGGCCGACCTTCCTGAGCCGTAGGAAACGTAAAGTCCCCCAGCCCCGAAGGCTTGGCGTTTGTGAACTGTGGCTTCGGCTTCAGCAACTCGCCGATAATAATCGAGCCCACAAACAATAAGAGCATTAGCCAAAACGGCATAGTTACCTCAACCCACTCTCAAACGGGTTCCTGACCGGGATGAAAGGAAAGCCCCCAAAATTGACGACGTTGTCGAACTTGGCGTCAGATATTCCTCTGGTGCGCAAACAACCGGCGAAGGCCCTCAACGGCTCCGCCACCCCCAGATCCTCAAATGGCGCTATGATAGTGATCGTGTCCCGGGCACCGGACTCATTGAAGCCCACGATCAGCCGCTTATCTTCCGGGGTCAGAACCCGCTCAACGAACCCCCCACCATCGTAGAAACTAACCTCGGCGGGCCCCACGGATGGCACTACCGGCGCAGGCGTCGATGTCAGGCCTGTGCTTGTTATCTCCAGTTGATCTGTGGAGATAGAGTCGATGCTGAACTCCACCTTGAACAGGTTGCGGTCGACCGTGCAATCAGGGCCATACAGCATGTGGTTGCACAGGCTCTGATACGCCGGGTGCAGGCCATCACGCCTCAGGAATCCGCTCAAGGGCTCGCAGTCCATCACTGCCTCGGACCCCACGAACTTCACCGACCGCACACGCCCCTGCCAGAACACCGCGGTATCCGTGGGCCCTGGAGTCAGACTCGGCCTATGGAATCGAAATATCGTCAGGAACAAAGTCTCAGACGGCACTATGATGCGGTACAGAGACACAATCTCATTATCGCGCGGCACCGTCACCTGGATGTTAGCTTGCAGGCGCTCGCCCGTCTGTCCTGGTTGCGTGCGCTTGATCAGCGAAGGCACATAGGTATCCGCGGCGAACACCACCTCTTGATCTGCGCTAGTGAATAAGCCGACATTCACGCTGCCCTTCACGAACTTAAACAGCTCCGTGGGGAACCCCGTGTCTACGCTTTTCTCTACGTCTTCGAATGCCATCAGCTTGCGTCCTCAGTATCTGCCACCACCAGCCGGAATCTCACCTCGATGATGGAGTTATGATTCGCGGGCCAGGCTATCTCGACAAGATCCGTATCCAGCCTATAGAGCCCCATCCAACTCACCTTTGCGATCTCAGCATCGGGATCAGTGATGAGAGTCCCGAACGTCTCGTCCAGGTTCAATCTATTCTCGCCCGGTGTCGGTGAGGTCGACGATATGATGCGCTTATATATGCGCGTGCCATCCTTCAACAGTACCTGGATGTCTCGCCTGCCTGGCTGCACAGCATAAAATGTGCTGTATCCGATGTCTCTGATGTCGATGAACGTATCAGATACCCCCACAGGCTGCACGATCTTGAGGTCGTCATGCCACGAAGGAATCCAGATAGGCTTGAGTCTACCAGCTCGCGACAGAATCATCTCTTTCCAGGTGTTGTGCAACGCGCGATCACCGAACACCCAGCGGAAGGTCTTGATCTCTATCGCCGACCCTATGTGATCGTCGATATTCCTACCCCCGGTCCTGTAGTCTATCTCGAAGGCCTTGCGCGAATACTCATGCGATAGGGGGACATTGCGCTCAGGCCGATCCTGAAGCACGGGCAACGGGTCCCCCTCACTATCCAGCTTGAAAGTCACAGCCGGATCGAGAGGAGTCGGCACCTCGTCATTGTCATCTACACGCCACACGAACGTACCGAGACTGAACTGATCGAATGGCCTCTGGGTCTCTACTGCAGTCTGCAGCCTGGCAGTGTGGCCTGGGTATATCCTCACGGGGCCATTAAAGGGCTGAGAGGTTCCGCTGATCGTGGTGATCTGGTTCCCGGCAAGTGACAGGATAGTGAGTACCTCAAAGTTGTCGATCCCCTTCCAGATCACCATCAAGCCCCCCACCCGAAAGTCTAGGTCCACGGGGTCCACTGGGAACACTGTGGTGCCTATCGCCACATTGCTACTCAAGACCAGGCAATCAGTCCACACCGGTATCGTGAATCGTCGAGTCTGGAAACCCCACAACAGAGAATCCATTATCTGCGAGGACTCAGCCAGGTCCACGCTCTTCTCCAGATCGGGGAAGGCGCTGATCTCAAATTCATAGAACTTGCGCGGGAACTTGCGCAGCCTCATGCGCTGCTCTGTGCCGTCATAGGCCAGCAGCACGTCAGTCATGTATTCAAACCGCTCCACAAACGAACCGCGCCAGGTCGGCGGGAACGGGAATAGCACCGACCTGAACCCCAGGAGGGTGAAGATCGACTCCCCGGCCAACACCGGAGGCGTGGACCCAGGCGGCCAGTCAAATATGAACGTAGCTTCAATGGTCCCTGGCCCGATATTAGAGACCGACAGACTGTAGGTCCGGATCTCGGTCGGCGCGTACACCGTCGGGGCCACTGCACCCACCGGCTGTACCAAGGTGACCCCCTCAGCATTGACCGGGGTGATCGAGGAGAGGAGCTGACCGTTGACCGTGTGGGCATTCCACACATCGAACGTCCGTATCTGCGGCGTAACCACCGCCCCAATATCTATCAGCCTGGGCAGTGTGTGAATCCTATCGTAGAAATCATTCTTGTAGCCGATGGCCAGTGCCCCGTCTGCCGTCACGCTATTGATAGCAATCGGAAGGTTGATAGTCGACTGTCCCGAGATACCCAGGAGCTTGGTCTTCGCCCCGAGCTGCTGGATAGAGTTATTCAGTACCGCCTTGCCCGTATTATCGAAGGTAAAGTCACTCGCGAAACCCACCGAGCGAGCTGGCCGAAAGGCATTCGGAGGCAGTAGGTTCACCGACGCATGTGGATTCGCCTCTACCGTATCAAGGTGCGGCAGATTAAAGAGCGACAAAGATCCGGCAAGAACGGCCACTTACGGAGTCCTTTTGACAGCAAACCCGCTCTCCAGGCCTGTTCCCGTGTTGTTATCGGCAACGGCTACAGGACTCTTTTCCCTCCAGGGGAACACCTGCCAGTCTTCAGCGCCGAGCGTCAGGATCGTCTCCGGATCAAGATCTCGGATATTGACACTCCGAAAATGATCCACATAGCCCGTAGGCTGCCGCAAGCTGGAGGCTATCGTCTGATAGATATGAAACGGGAACAGGATCGGCGTGCCATCAAACGTGTTCGGGGTCCTGCCTTGTAGATATGAACCGCGGCCCCCGATAAAAGACATACCCCGGAGCGTACTCTGGGCCCCCGCTACCTCAGGGGCCAGCCACTTCTGCACCCGGATCGCGTCATCAATGCGCAGAGCACTGTTACGGCCTGTAGCGGTACGTCGATAGAAATTGAAAAACTCTCGCTGGCTGCTGCCGAGCCAGACGCGATTTGACTCCCCGCTCCAACTAGCCCCCATAACCTGTCCACCTGTGAAGGTGCTGACCTTCCTGACCTCTCCGAACATCATCCAGTTATACTTGCCAGGCTCAAACTCATCCACGACCACCACCTGCGTCGGGTTAAGGTTGTGAAAGAAGAGCACACGCTGGCCTGGCGTCAAGAAGGACTGGTGCATCCTGGAGGCCCCCGCCTCTGTACCAGCGAGGAAGCTAGGATTCGGAGTCTGTGCATCCCACGCATCGCCGATGCCGCTGAAGCCATCAGACCCGACAATGGACGCCCCATTCGTATCAGTCCCACCCGGACCAGTTTGAGTGATGCCAAAGATGTTCTCGCCAAATGACGACCTAAAAGCAAAGTGCAGATCTGTAGACGTACCTCCGAAGGCGGTCGACGTGCCGGTGATCGACATATGCAACCGGAACCCCGTGCCATCCGCGGTCTTCGTGAGTTCAGTAGTCCACCCATTGGCACTCAAGAACGTCTCCAGCTTGGTAATGAAGTCGTCCTGATCCGAAACCGTTACCACGCTAAATGCCATAATCTCACTCCAGTAGTAGTGCTATAAAATCGGCATTGGCTATCCGGAAAATGTTCGGGACAGACAAGTAGCTTTTCCCCTCGATGAGAAGGGTGTCCTCGGCTGCGTTACTGAACCCAGAGACCCAAAAGACTCCATCAAATTCACCATATACAGCCTCATCTGTCCCATCATTCGTCGGGAGAAGCGGCTCGATCATGAATTCGCCGCCCGGGCCCTCGCGGACCTGGCCCCGACTGAACGCTTCATGGTTCGGGTAGATGCCTCGTAGGGTATTGGTTTTCCGCGCTCCACCGGTAGACGTGGACACGTGCTGATACCCACGCCAGAGCCCCGTAGGCTCCCTGATCATCATAGTGGTATCAATCGTATTGTTGCCAAACTCTGAGCCGGGGTCTGCGAGATGCCGATGCCTGTCAGTGATATTCGTGAACTTCAACTCGCCGCCCTCGTTCTCAAAGGACAACGTCCCACACACAGCCAGCGGCTGCGGGTATTGGATGGGCGTTGCATAGGGCAAGAACATCCCCTGGTACATCGTCGCGAAGATCGTTGAAACTTTCTGGGTTATAATCAACCGTCTCCCAGTGAAAGTCATCCAGTAAGTGATGGCCTGATCCCACAGGGCAATATAAGGCTGCCTTCTGTCATCGGCCTCAATACTCAGAGGCTGGTGTATGTTCGGCCCGTCCAGGGGGAGGGTAGGATTAAACGCAGAGAACCCAGTGAGCTGCCAGTTCCAGTAGTCAATGGCTGGATTCTCAATAGCCCGTATCCCCATCCAGAACTCGTCCTGGCCAGCATTGCCGAAGCCCTTGAAGATCACGTCACGTGCCCGGCCAAAGTTCGCCACAGCCCTCACCCCGAGGACCGGGTGCACCCCGCGCGATGCCAAGAAATTCCCGCCATGAGGGTGGAAGCCCTCCTCGTTGAAGAGCTTCTCCATCGTGGCCTCGTTAATAGGATGGGCGAAGTCCACGTTGTTGTACACGTGCCAGGTCACCGCGCTGAAGTTCTGCAAGCCCGAGCCAGCAGTCAGCAGCGGTATATTCTGAGCCGCTACCATCGCACCAGCCGCGTTATTGACCGGCTCCCTCCACCTGAGCCCAACCTCAAGGCCTACCCCCTCGTTAGAGTGACCGCGCACCCTAATCGGGTACGTGCCATTCTCCAGGAAGATGTGCTCTTCATTGAACCCCACCGGGACATTTGACGTGGAGGTCGCAGAGTTTGCCCCAAACAGCGAGAGCAATCGGCGCGCATGGGGCGCACCTTTCCTGTATGCCTCCAGCGATGTGAAGGCTATCGGGCCAGCGAAGTCAGTCGCCGGGCTGTTCGTAGTCGGGTCCCAGGCAATCGTGAAGTCACCATTGTCCTCCAGACGCATCGAGAACCCGTGCACGCGGAACGCGAACTCATCCAGGGCCACAAACGGCGTGCCACCGGCAGTGATCAAGAAACTGATCCGGCCATCATCACTGGTATAGGGGACGCCGACAGTCGCCTGCGTAGCCTGGGACCCCGCCTGTGCCCCAAGTACATTAAAAGTTGTCGCATTGACCGCGATAATCCTCCAGATGTCCGCACGCCCACCGACCCCAGGGTTGGCCACGAACCCGGTCAGAGTACCGTCTCCGGTGCCGACGTAGCTCGATCCGCCATCGTCGACCACCAGCTCCATGACCGCGCGCCACACCACCTGCTCACTCTCCGTGAGATATGTCGGGGACCCGAACTGCCCAAACTGGCCGAAGTCGAGTAGCTGCCCAGCCGGATGAGTCGCGTCGATGAACCCGTTCCTCTCCACCAGCCAGGGTCGCCCCTGTACCACTGTGAAGGTAAAGAAGTCCGCCGCCACGAACGGCGTGCCCCCCGCGGTAATTCTCACCTCGATCTCCCCGGCATCGGTCGTGTAATCCACGCCCACCGTAAGCTGGGCATTAGCCCCACTCACAGACCCCAACACGTCGAACGTGGTCGCGTTGACAGCCGTGAATGTCCAGAACTCGTCCACCGCCTGGGGCTCGGCAAAGGGGATGCCTGTCCCGCCGTGGTCGTTCATCGTGCCGTCGCCAGTATTGCCTGGGTCAGCTACCGGATCGCCATCATTAAGCCGTCCCTGGGCCGCTGCGCCCGCCGTGAAGGGGACCACAAACGAGTCAGCCGCGATGAAGGCTATCGAGCCCACCGCGAGCTTGAAACTGATCCGGCCATCGTCGCTCGTATACGGGACCCCGGCCGTGGCCGCGGTAGCCTGCAAGCCACTCTCTGAGCCCGTAACGCTGAAGGCTGTGGGACTGGTGGCGGTAATCGTCCAGGTCTCCCGACGGGACAGCGGCGAACCCACCACGTCCTCTAGTGTGCCGTTGCCGGTATTGGCCCCAGGTACAATCGTGCCCACCACAGGGTAGCCCCCTGCAAACAGGACCGTGCGGTCCAGCATATCCTGATAATCTGTAGCCGTGTCGATCTCAAGAGCCATATCAGCCTCCGCTAACCTTTCTCATGCCAGAATCCTCTTGATGTTCTCGGGGTTGCGCCCGATGATGTTCAGCAGTACCTGCTCACCTTCGCTACTGCTCAAGAAATTGTTCAGCAGACTGGGATCAATCGAGTTGATGATCCGTATGCTGCGCTGCTCTCCCCCAGCCGTAGTCGTCTGGGGTGGCTCTACAACCCCACCCCCCTGGAACCTTCCGAGCCTGGGGACTGTGATCCCTCGCAAGTTGATATTCTGCCCCTTCAGGAACGCTCCGAACCTACCGGCGCGCATCACCTCCAGGACACCGCGCCAGTTCCTGGTGATATGCTCGGGCATCACGAACTCTCCCGCTGACAGGCGAGCCGGGACACTATCTGAGCGTCCGCTGCCCGGGCCTTTGACCGGGCCACCCGCTCCAAACTTCTGAATGAACCCTCCATCCCTGGCCGTGATAGCCGCCCCTATGGCCCCGATGCCCCCAGAACTAGCCTGGACAGCCTTGAGCACAAGCTGCTGGATGATGATCTTCTGGATCTGCGCAATAATACTCTGCGCGAACTTCTTGAACGCCTCCTCCGCGGTTAGAGTCCCGCTGATAAGGTCCTGAAAAAACTCTTCACCTGCTCGCTGGAATGCCGACGTAAGGGCCTCGATCTCTGGGGTTATAACCTCCCTGAGCTGTATGATCCGAGCCTCTAACAGAGTGATCCGATCCAGTTGCTCTTGTGAAAATAACCCAGGATCTAGCTCCTGAAGCTGCCTCACAAATTCAAGTTGCTCTTCGAATGACCGCGCCTGGGCTTCTGCCGTTCTGTCGATAAATTCCCGCTGCGTAATCTGTCGCGTTGCTCGCTGAGCCGCTAGAAGTTCCTCGTCCCTGGACAGGCGCTCATTTGACGCCCTGACAGCTTCCTCAACCTGCCTGATAGCCTCATCCGCAGCCCTCACATCGAGAGCCTTCTCAAATATCTTGGCCTGGTCGGCCGAGACTGTCAGGTTCCTGATGGTCTTGTTGAAGTCCGCCTCCAGCCGCTCCCGGATCGCAGTAAAATCCTGGACGACTGTGGTCCCAGCCACTACCCTCGTAGCAGCCTGGACTAATCTAGTCAGGTCGGTCGCCGCCTTTGCCGTCTGAGCCCCAAAATCAGCCGATTGTATTACCTGTTGACTGATCAAGGCGTTCAATTTTGTCTCAGCCTTGATCAACTCAGCGGCGGCAGCAGTCCTGATCCCCTCGACATCCTCAGTGGGGGCCGCCGCTACCCGCAGCTCTGCTATCTCCGCAATTCTACCGATCTGCGCTCGCTGGGCTGCAATCTCAGCATCCAGCGCCCGCTCAAGTAGATCCTGCCTGGCCCTCAAGCCATCCTGAAGCGGCGCGAGACCAGCGGCTGCCCTTTGCTTGTCAATCGCCGAAATCTCTGCCGCGGCATTCTTAAATGCGGCTACTTCTCGCGCCGTTTCTATTACTGAAAGTTTGACCCGCTCCTCCAGCAAGGCTAGACGGGCCTCATTGTCTGCCGTGATGTCAGCTATAGACTTATCGTTGACCACTTTCCTAGCTGCGGTCTCTTCCTCACCCCCGGCCGCTATCAGTTCCCTGCGCAGGACATTCGCCCCGACGATGATACCCACCTCTCTCTGCTGCGAAGTCCGTAAGGCCTGAAGCCTCCGCAAGGTCTGTGCTCTGTCCTCTCTGCTGAGGTCTTCACCCAGCTTCTTTTGTAATGCCACAATCTCTACGTTAAACCCTTGCAAGATGGTCTTCTGGCCAGCGATAAACGCCTCCAGAGCACTCAGATCAGAAAGATCCTTAAACTTCTTGCGTATTATGTCCACACCGGCTGTCACTGCATCCGCCGTGTCCGCGGGTATAGCCCCAAGCTCTCTAAACCTGGCCGCGATACCCTCTATCAGCTCCGCAATGTTCTCCAGAGCCGCTACTAGCGGGGAAAGGATGCGTTCTACCACCCCCAGCTCGGACAACGTCTCGAAGATCGTGATAACAGCGGCCACGGCCTTCGCGATAGCCCCAAACGCACCCCCCACCTTGTCAGCGGTCTCAGCCGTGCCATCTAGGGCCTGGACGATTGTCGTCAACCCCCTCAAGAGGGTCCTCAGCCCGCCTGTGAGCCCCGATTCTCCCGCCTGCAGGATAACCTCCTGGAAAGCCGAAATCAGCCGCCTGAAGTCGCCTATGAGCGTGTCTTCGATAACCTCGGAGATACGCTTCGCCTCCCCCTCGGAGTTTGCGATGGCCTCCGCCAGACTGTTACCTTGCTTCGCTGCCTCGGCCAATGACAAGGCCACGGTCGATCCACGAATACCGAAGATCTGCACGGCCTGGGCCGCGGTCAGTCCCCGCTCACCCAACAGCCGGAACACATCGGCCGTATTCTCGCCGGTCAGCCGAACGTCCTCCGTCGTCAACTCAAGCTCAGCCAGAGCCTTCTCGGCCTTAGGCGTGGTATTGATCAGACCGAAAAACGCCCGACGAAGACCGGCACCAGCGTTGCTCGCCTGGATGCCCGCATTACCCAGCAACCCCAACAGCTCCGAGGTGTCCTCAACGTCGATATTCAAGGCCCTCGCAATGGGGCCTACAAACTTGAAGGCATCACCGAGCTGGAGTACGTTCGTGTTGGAGTTCGCCGCGGTAGTAGCCAGGACATCCACCACGCGATTAGTTTGATCAGTATCAAGCCCAAACTGTTGGATGACGTTCGATACGATGTCGGCGGAAGATGCCAGATCTAGCATACCCGCGGAGGCCAGGTTCAGGGTGCCTTCCAGGGCCTCCGTGGCGTCCTCGGCGCTGAAACCAGCCCGGGCTAGGAACTCCAGGCCATCAGCCGCCTGCTGCGCTGTGAATCGAGTGGTGGCCCCCAACCGGCGAGCCTCCTCCTCAAGCAGTGCGAACTGTTGCTCTGTGGCCCCTGTGATGGCCCGTACAGCCGCCATCTGCTGCCCAAAGCCCGCCAGTACCCGGGTAGCCGAGATAATGCCTAGAATCAGCGCTGCGGCCCCTATGAACGGGGCAAGGGCCCCCCTCAGAGCCCCCGCCTGTGCCGTGGCTCCTCTCATACTCGCTCTCAGGGCCCTGAAACCTGCTATTGCCCTGCCGAACGTAACCCGATTTATAGCCCGTAGCCTCTGCCCCAGGACCTGGATTGCGGCTCCCACCTGGCGTGCACGATTTCTCAGGGTCACGAATGCCGTCTGAAGACGATTCGTGCGCTCTCTGTTGAGCGCCCGGACCCCTGTCCGGACCCGGTTCACGGTCTCGTTGATACCACGCAGAACGCGCCGGAACTGGTCCTTGGCGACGATCAATACTTCAAGACGGGCGTCAACCATCCTTTACTGCCCTCGCGAATTGTTTTTTATCGGCGTGCATGGCAAGCCTGAAGGCGTTCATATCTTCCACCATCTCCCGCCTGCGTCTCTTCGATGCAAGCCAGGAGAATATCATCAGCCGCTTCAGTGGCCACCTCATCACGGTCTCGCCGTGACCTGAGGCCATTAAGACTTCGGCCGCCTCGACGAAGTCTCTTTGCCAGTCGGCTTTTTCAATTCTGGTGATGCCTGGACGACCTGTCGGCTGAGGATGCTTGTGAGACGGCTGTACGCTTTTCCCAGAATGTCCTCGTCAAGGATCGTAAGGTCCCAGATCTTCATCAGTGCGTCGATCTGTGTCGTGGCATTCAGCTTCGCGGCATTCTCCCAGGCGTCTGGGTCATCCATGGCTATGGCTATGATCCTGGCCGCGAACACCGGCCACTGGATAGCGACCTCTTCGATCTTGATCCGCCCCTCAAATAGCTGGCTGACTTCCTTCAGATGATCCTTCATCAGGTGACCGATGTCGGTCAACGACAGCCCTCTGACTTCCCCTTTGTCCCCGTTCTTGTTGAGGATAACCGTGTCAGTGGCGACCGCCACTTCACTCAGTATTCCCATCTCTGCCTCCTCGCTTAGAGTTTGTTCAATGGATTTGTGTTACCTATCAGCAGCTTGCTCTGTTCAGGATTCGTGAACAAGCGGAAACCGTGTACAAGGAACAGGGGGGCAGGTGCCCCCCATACAGTCCCAGCAAGGTCCGTTATACGACCTTCGTGACCTCGAAGATTTGTGAGCCGGTCGTCGGCTTGAACGGATCGACCAGCGCATCACCCTCGATGCTCATCTGCGTGATCTCGTCCAGGATCAGGGCAAGCTCGGCGAGCGGCGCAGCCGCGAACCGGAACACGTCGACCAACAGCTCCTTGTTCGGGTCTGTGGCAGTGTTCAACCCCTCGAAGCGCATCGCCCGCTCGGGCGGCGTGCTGGAGGTGATAGCCTGGATCTCTTCCTGGGCAGCGAAGCTGTAATCCACCTCGATGGCCGCAAGATCCAAGATCGTGCCAGTGCTCAGCACACAGATGGTGCCGAACTTCAGGTTCTCCTCGTAGTCGGTGCCCAGGGTAAAGGGCACACCACCACCACTGGGCTCCACGACTATCGCGCTGACCTTGATATGCGCCAGCGGCACGAACTTGTCGTGGCGCGCGATGAGCTGCTCGGCGACCACCGCACCAGCGGTAATCGCTGCCTCGGTGCCGAACAATGCGAGCGCCAAGTTTTCCCTGTTGATCGACTCCATCACCATGGTGACAGTCGCCGAAATCTCCTGGGTGATCGTGAGGTCGATGGCACGGGCCCCTGTGCAGGACTCTTTGTGCTCAAACTCCTCGCGCTCGATTGCGATGACCAATGACGACACGTTCCCCACGGGCAGAAAACCCTCGGGGGCTCCTGTACTGGGATCGCGCGTTGCCAGGAGCACTGGGCCCTGACCACTGAAATACTGCGTTGCAACGCATGTTTGACCTGCCATGTTCTATTCCCCCTTATCTTCGGTCGACCGTTTTTTGGGCTTGCTCTTCTTTTTTCGAGCTGATCTCGGAAGTATCAGCCCACTGATCAATGGCTCTCCGAGGCCTCTCTTTTCCAGCTTCTCGGCGATATAGTTCTCCACCTCGATGACCGTACCGCGGGTGTGCACTATCCCACTGACGGTGCAGCCTCTGGTGAGCCTTACCTTGATCATCTCAGCAATCCTCCAAGGTTAGAAACTAGAACTAATTAGCCCGCTTGTCCACACGTGTGGACCGCTAAGTGGTTGCCGTTACAGCCCCGATGCCCACTATCACACGGGTGGACCAGCGCTGCACGTACATGAGAATCTGGGCCTTCTCTTTGGCCGTGTCCGTGCTCGTCGTCCGGGTAATCGTCAAATACGCAGGGACCTCGAACTGAAACCACCATTTATGCCCCCCAGGCGCGGGTGAGCACTCAGCGATGATCTGGTTGCGGATCTTGTCCAGCAGCTCTGTGGCCGCGGGCTTTTCGTCAGCCTCCCCGAACGTGGTCTGACACAAGTCACCCATGGTCAATACCACATCCGCCGAGAGCATCTGAGTCCGCCCCTGCTTCTGCTCGCCGACCTTGACCATGCCGCTATAGATCACCCCTACGGCCGGGAACTCCACCCCCTCCAAGTCAGTCAGGAGCTTCTCCTGGGTGAATACATAAAGGGTCTTATCCTGGACCTCGGGCAGAGCGTTGATCCTAGTGACCAGGTCCTGGATCGCATTGTCAACCGGGTTAGCCATTTACCTCGTCCTCGCGGCTCTAGCAGCTCGCTTGAATAGTGACAGCATCACGGCCTCCACAGCCGCCCCGTCATCTCCCCCGAACCCCAGGAACTCACGCTTCGGCTGGCCTTCCAGGCCGAGCTGGTGTATCAGAGCATAATTCTCCACCGGCTCACCGGTCTCCCTATTTCTGGTCGACGGGTTCACGCCGATGGATCTGACGTTCGCAGACTTCCTAAACAGATCAATACTGTTGAATAGAGACCCAGTGGCAAACAGGGTGCCGGTGTCGCCCTCTCCCCTACGTAAAAAGCCAGCGATGCTCGGCTCCCAGGGCACTCCATCCGGATTCACCTCATCCAGGAACCGCTTCCTATGCCTATCGAGCAGCAGGGCCCCTACCGCATCCAGCACCCGTTCACTGCTGAGCTGATCACTCAGCCGACTGAAAAACACGCTGAGGGCCTGGCCCCCTTTAATCTCGGCCCCGAGAAACTCGGCCATGCTATCCCCCTGTCTTTATCATGGGTAGTTGATCGGCTTCCTGGCGTTCGGCACGAATCGGATATGCTTGTCGAGGAACTGTGGCAGCATCAGGGAGAGCGCCAGACACCTGGCCGCATCCTCTGAGGAACACTTGCCAATCGTCCCGAACAGCTTGAGCGCCGTGAGTATCGAAGCCTCCTCAAGCCAGCCTGGCACGCCTTTGTATATCTTGCCAAAGCCGCCCCCCTCGTTCTTGGTCGTGAACCCTGACGTATAGCTCACACGTAGGAACTCACGATCCACGTGGGGCCCGATAAACAGCTTCGAGATTAGGGTGTCGGAGTCGGTGATCGTCAGGATGGCCTTCTCGAAATTGATCGCCACCTGGGGCACCTCGATGGTCTGCAGCGGCTGGGTCCCCGAGAAGTCCTCGTGGTTCAGCGCCCGCTCGATGAGCACCGGGAAGTTCGTCTGGTCATTGTCCACGAACGCATTGCGCAGGTACAGCTTGGGGAATCCATGGGCATCAGAGTGATGGTGCGTGGTGTGGTGCTCGTGCCCGTGACTGCGCAGACCAGCGCCGCCGCCCGTTATGAACGGCTCCTCATTGGAGTCGATGTAGAATATGTCGGCGTTGTCGACAGTTCGGTCGAACGTGTCGATGCGCAGGGCCTCTGCCAGGTGAAAGGTAGCGGCCTCCAGGTAGGAGGCCAGCGTCAGGAGGAGGTCGTCAACAGACTTAAACCCACCCCGTCGCCTCAAATCTTCGACACTGGCGAGCTTCGCCATCTACAGAACCCCCTCAGGTCATACTTCGATCAATTCAGACGGGAGGTCCCCACCAACTTCATCTTCAGGGTCGACTCCCTCGGCTGCAGGCTTTTTCTTCTTTCGCTTGCTGGGCTTCGAGGTGATCTGCATCTTCTCAACGTCCAGGGTCCTGCCTTTGCCCTTTTTCCTGGCCTTTGTCTTCCTGGCCTTCGCCTCTTTTCGATGCTTGGCCTCGACCATCTTTTTCTCGACCAGGGACACCACCTCCTCTTCCTCATCGGGCTCCTCAGGCTCGTCCATCACGATCCTGAATACATCATTGCCCAAGGGGTCGATTTTGGCGAGGAGAACTTCGGCGGTCGCATCGTCGACCATGTATTCCTTACCATCGTGGAATGACTGGGCCACACCCTTCCTGTGCCCCGCGGGGATCACCAGCGTGTAATTCTTGGCGTGTGCCAGTTCCAGTTTCACCATGCCCATCGCGTCTCCTCCTCTTTTAGTTGGGTTAAACGGACATCAGGCCCGCAATATAGCAGGCCTGACACCCAGACTCCACCCCCCTAGATCGAGCCTTATCGAACCGCGTCGAGCGTAACTCGGTCGGTGGCCACCCAGTCGACGGCCCCAGCGTTGTCGAGCGTGACCTCGGTGTCGTTGAAGCCGTCTCCGCCGTCCCAGGCCTTCACAACGCCCGCTGACGTGCGGACATGGACCTGAACCGCGCCGACCTCCCGGTCGAAGA